AGTCCTCCATGTAAAGCCTTTGAACTTATCATTTCGTAGTTGTCTAATGTGTGAAAGAAGAGGGCATCACCCTTCTTCAACTTGTATTTGTTTTTGATATTTGGAAACTCAGTTTCACCTTCTTCATAGTCATCATTAAGTGCGAGAATTACGGTATACATTCTTTTGTTACCTTTTGGAAAGGCATCTTGGTGAGGATGATAAAATCCACCGGGTCTATAACGAACTACTTGTAACATTTCACAGTTAGCAATGGGTCTATCAGTCAAAGATGCACATCTTTGAACAACTCCGTTTACTACTGGATCTTCAAGATCTAACCACGCGGTGTCGCTATCTCTGATGGTTTTATCAGTTGTCTTGTTTTGATCAATAGTAGATACTTCAAACTTACTTTCAACCTCCTTTTTGATATGATCAATCTCTTCATCTGAAATAAAATTAGGTATCACTTGTGGTTTCTTATATTTTGGAATGAGAAACCAAACCAAAATTATAATGACCAGCAACAAAATCATCTTATAATTAATGAAGATAAATATTTTGGGGATGAATACAAGTATATCGCTTACGTATAGTTTCAAGAACCCCATTGGCGTATTCTATCAATTTTTTACAGATGTCTATAATTTCAGTGTATCTTTCTGGTTCAAGTGCATACTGTCGTAACAGATCTCCACCTGTATCTATAACCATTCTATAAATGTTGTTTATATCTCTAAATCTCTCCCTCTGTTTGTCACGTCTCTGTATTTCCTTTTTAAAAAATTGTTCATTAATTTCATTAAGCATGTAACCTACTCTAAGATACCTGTTACCATGATCATATAGGTCACCATAACGATAAACGATCTCTCTATCAAGGAAGTTCAAGGTGTTAGCGAATCGCATGATATTATCGGGTGCATTCATCTCACGAAGTTCCCTAAATGTTGGTATTCCACCACATGGAATATCTCCATGTTCTCTCGAAGAAATGCGTTCCCTCCTAAACTCCACGTAGTGAGGATTATGGATTCTACCCATTTCTATTTTTCCAGATACCCAATCAAAAGCTGTGTGACAATCCGGACACCACATTTGCCTACACCCAGATAGTTTCTGAATCATAGTTCCACATTTTGGACATGGTTTAGTATCCTTCTTCAGAAGTTCCATAGTTTTAACTGCATCTGGATCACATTTATGATCAGTAGTAATCTTTTCATTACAATGTTCACAAAAATGATTATCACATAGACCACAGAACCAATCTTCATTCATAAAACCCTTACATTCTTCAGTTGGACATTTACGAATAAATTTTTTGGGTTCATCGCCATCTACAATATCACCACCATTACGAAGTCTCGAGAGTTCTCTGTATGTTTCTTCCATCTCTGCCCTTAATTCCTGTACAGGTTCAGGTATTTCATTCATGACAGTGAGGTGTCCCGTACCAAATATTTTATAAACTCTATACAATTCTATTAGTCTACCTCTCTGTACGTTTATAACTTTGTGTAGTTTTCTCACAGCCTTAATCCTCTCAACCTCCGGTTGCGTTGAAGGCATTTGTACCTTTTCCCTTTCAAATAGGACATTTTCTCTGTGACGACGAAGTTCTGTGTTGCGGAAATACTTTGTGCAAAATGAATCAACAAACTCTCTATTCCACATGTTCTTACATCCCATACAATGTGGGTCATCTGTTATAGAAAGAAGGTATTTCTGTGAACAAGACCGACAACAGTCTAAATCACAGAAGGGACAATCAACCTTTTTGTGATTTATTTTGTTGAACTTTTCGCAACACACATCACAATTTCCCATTAATAAGAAATTGCTTTAAGTCTTTAACTATTTACGACGACGGGTAGCTTGTTGCTTTTTCTGAGTCGCCTTTACACCTTGACCAGTAGCCTTGGCGAGTTTCTTATTCTGTTTTCGTAATACAGCCTTGGCATTCTTTTTCTTTTGTCTTTCAAGCATTGCTAAACGACGCCTCTCCGTCTCACCACGGACAGCCTGAGCTTCGGATCTCTTCCGGGCTTCCATATTGGATTTAGACTTGGCTAAAGCCCTTTCAGATTCAGCCTTCTTCCTGGCTACCTCCTCCCTCTTCTTGGCTTCCACGTAGGCATTACTCTTTTTCATAACATTATTGAATGCAGCCTTTTTCTTTTCCTCTACCCCCCTAATCTTGGCTCTCTCACCCTTTTCCTTCATCTGTCTATTCTTCTTAGCCTTCTTGACAGATACACCACGGCGTGCTGCCTCTTCTTGATTACGCTTTCTCTCACTCAATGTAAACAATGGATTATTAGTGGCTGGAACCTTGTTGTTCTTTGGTGCAAATATAGGATTACTAATTGGTTTGGATGCGGCTAAACCCTTTTCAGAGTTTCTCTTACGAGCATTTCGTAAAATGGCACTCGCGGTGTTACCCTTATTAAGCCTCTTGATGAACTCTGTTCTATTAGCCCTGTTAAGAGCCTTGAGAGTAGAGAGAGACTTTGACAAATCACCCTTGGCTTTTCCTTCCTTCATCTTCTTAGCCCTCTCCTCTCCGAGCTTCTTTTGTTCCTCAACCTTCCTTTGTTGAGCTTCCTTTTGTTCCATCTCCTGTGCACGGCGCTTAAACCCTCTATCAATAGTTTGTTTAACATTAGTCCATACCTTGTCACCATCTTCAAGTAGATCTATGTATTGCGCTCTCATTTTACCGTCATTGCGGCGTTGCAAATCAGCTATAACCTTATTTCTCAATAGCTTACGTTCCTGAATTTCCTTAATTAGGGGTTTTGTACTAGACATACCACGACCACGGGCTAAGAATGCTTCGCGTCTCTTACCACCTATACCAAATCCAACAAACTTTCTCACAGTTTCAAGGAGTTCCTTATCAACACCCCTATCATTCTTACCACGAGAGAGGTTCTTGACATTACCTCCAGCATTAAAGAGTCTGGAAGCTTCTGCGGCTGCATCGTTATTTTCTTCAGCCTTCTTTGCACCCATTTTACGAGCTTCGTCAAATAACCTCTTATTCTTAGTCTTATTCCATTTCTCCATGAAATCCTTTACATCCTGCTTAGTTAAACCGTTAATCCTACGGAACTTATCTTCAACACCCTTTCTTATGAGGTCAGCTTTTCCTACACTCTCCGTATTTCTCTTATTCTTCTCCTCCTTCTGCTTAGCTGCAGTCTTCCTTTCCTGATTGAGCTTCTTAGCATTGGCTAAGACCTTCTCAGGACCATTGGTTGGAAGACGCTTCATTAACGCAACACGGTTGTTTCTTGTGATATCAGTGAGTTTACGAAGTTGGTTTGCAACATTCTTAGTAGACTTGTTACGAACACCCTTCTCCTCCTTCTGCTTAGCTGCAGTCTTCCTTTCCTGATTGAGCTTCTTAGCATTGGCTAATACCTTCTCAGGACCATTGGTTGGAAGACGCTTCATTAACGCAACACGGTTGTTTCTCGTGATATCGGTGAGTTTACTAAGTTGGTTTGCAACATTCTTAGTAGACTTGTTACGAACACCCCTCTTCTCAGCATCGAGCTTCTGAGCCTCCTTCAGAACCTCATCAGGAAGCTTATTTTTTAGACTGTTCACAAGCTTAGCCCTATTATTGGGAGTAAGCATCGTTAAAGCCTGAATCTTCTTTGCAACTTGAGCCCTCAACTGCTCACCCACCAATCTCTCACGTTCTTTATCTATATTCACACCCGACTTAACTTCAGCTATGTTCACATGGGGTTGAAGAAGTGCTCTAAGATAGGTATTCTTCTTGAGTTGTGGAATCTTAGCATTTCTGATGTAGAACCTAAGAGTCTCCTTATCCTTCTCATTATCCTTATCCTTTGCTGTTGAAGTTGCAATTACATTTTCAATCTTGGCACCATTCTCTTTGAAACTCTTCATGTAATCTCTCATTTCCGGGTTTGTGAGATGCTTAAGCCTCATTAAGTGATTACCAAGGCGTGCCTTGTCAACTTCATACTTCTTCTTCTCCTCCTTCTCCTTTTCTTTCTCTCCCTGACGCTCCTTTTCAACCTTTCTAGCCTTAATAGCCCCATTCATGGTAGCAGCCTCACGTTTGAGAACATCAACATTTGTGTTAGCATTCACAACCTTTGCTATGAATGTCTTACGGTTCTCAGGTCTAAGATCGTTAAGTGTATTTACATACACACTGATTTCAGACTTCTTAGCCGCTACTGTTTCATCGCGAGTCTTCAATTGAGTATTAAGATTGTTAACTTCACCCTTTAGAGAGTTCATATTCGTGTCCACAGCTACACGATTAATGAAAGACTTCTTATTCTTATCATCCAAAAGAGTGTTCTTCATGTGGGTACGTAACTGATTTCTCTTAGAGTTCACGAGACTTGCGTTAGCCACAGTTCTCATTTTATTGGCTTCAGTCTTGAGTTTATTGAGGGTTGACCTACCATCGTTAAACTTCTTGAGAAGTTGAGCACCATTGATTCCTAAACCATCAATATAGTTGGAAAGTTCCGCACGCTGCCTCTCCTTATTTTTTGTTACCCCATTAAGCTGTGTAGCTCGGTTTTTCAATGTTGTTACGTTAGCCTTTTGACTGTCGTACGCCTTGATAATCTTCTGTTTATTACTGTTACTGATACTCAAACCATTCATATGATCCTGAAGTTCTTGACGATTTGCAGACCTCTTCTCCGTAGCTCTCTGTTTCTTTAAAGCCTGAACATTCTTTATAATATCACCTAAAGTCACGTTTTGAGTCTCCCACTTGTTCAGTATGAGAAGTTGATCATCTTCACCAAGACCATTCATAGCTCTTTTAATACCATTGGTGTTAGCAGCACGCTTTGCACTTCTTTTAGATTCTTGAAGCTGATTGGCTTCAGCTTTAATATTATTGTACGTTCTCGTATTGTTGGACAGTAATCTCTTTTTATTAGACTTATTCAATTGGTTTAGTGTATTGAGATATTCCTTGAGTTCGCGGCGAATCTTAGCGCGATCTTCTGCGTTTATGGTTTGCTTAAGCTTTGTAGCCTTGTTCCTAAGAGTTGTATTCTTGGGATTGGCATCAAAGTTCTTTAAAATGAGAGTTCTGTCGTTTTGCTCAAGACCTAACTCACTCATGAATAAAGACAGCTCGTCACGTTTAGTGCTCCTCCTATTAGCTTCAACTCTCTTTGCTTGGTTTATTATAGCGGAATTATTGGTATTACCAAATTGTTTCATAAGTTCCGATCTGTTTTCATTGGTAATGTTGAATTGTGTTAATTGTCTGAGAAGATTCTTACGCTTTCCGCTTCTTGATTCTTCATCCATCTCATCTTTCATGCGATTAGCTTCAGTCTTTAGAGTATTGAGGTTTGCTACTTTATTATCAAGAGCCTTCATGATGCGAGCCTTGTACTTATTGGTAAGACCTATCTCGTTCACATATGCCTTGAGTTCTTCCCTTATCTTAGTGCGCTTTTCGTTGGCTCTCTGTACAGATAAATCCACAGCAGCCTTTTTAAGAGATTCAAAATCTGTGTAGTACCCGTTTAATTTTGAACTAATTTGAGTTTTGTTGTTAGCGGTTAGGTTTGTTAAAGTGTCGAGGAAGTTCAGGAAGGCGCCTTCGTCAGTGGTCTTCTTTTGATTCTTTCGCTGCTTAGCTATAGAATTTGCACGAGCCCCGAGAATACCCGCATTTGTTTTAGTACTATTAAACTCCCTCATAATGTCATTCTTGTTTTTGTTAGTCAGATTGGTAAGACCTTGTATATAGGCAGCAAGTTCTTGACGCATCGTATCTCTTCTAATCTTAATTCTTTCAGATAGGTATGTATTAGCTTTTCTCTTAAGAGAACTTATATTAGTATTGTTAGTCTGTGTGATTATATTTATGAATTGAAATCTCTCTTCGTTAGTGAGATTCATCTGCATAAGATATTCTTCAAATTCTTCCCGATTTGATCGTTGTTTTTGCGTCTTCTTATTTTGAATGAATGCATTAGCCCTCCGCTTAATATTATTCACATTTGCATTTGGACTATTCATAATTGTAAGAAATTGGTTCTTCTCGGTATTCTTGAGACCCAACTTATTGAGGTAGATGGATAAAGCCATTTTATTCTTATTCCTCTTTTCCCTGATTTTCATTTGAACTCTATTGTTAGCCAACCGCTTACCTTCAGTCAAGTTAGGATTTTTATTCAAAATATTCATTTTATTGTTTGTAGTAAGACCTAAACTATTTATGTAAGCCTCTAATTCTCGCTTTTCCTTTGCAGCATTTTCACCCTTTCGTTTCTTGGCAATTCCATTGGCGTTAGCCTTTAGAGTATTAAGGTTTGTATTTTCAATACGATTCAATAATTTTCCACGATTTTCCGAAGTGAGAACTTCACCGAGAGTATTCATGTGAGCCAAAAGCTTCGCCTTCTTCTCGGAAATCTTACCGCTTCTAAGTCCAATAGCTTCTTTTTTGAGAACCTCAACGTTTACTGTATTTGCATTATACTTGTTAATCATGGTGGTTCGGTTTTCATTAGTAAGACCCAACTCAGCGAGGAATCCGATGAAGTCTTTCTTGTCATTTTCCTTCTTTTCAGTGGCTCGCTTCTTAGAAAGGTTGAGAGCCTTGTTTCGGTTTAAGTTACCATTTCTTAGTAATTCTTTCCTATCTTCATTTGTTAGATTGGTGAGAGTTCCCAAATAAGAAATGTATTCCTGTGTAGCTTTGTTACCAGATTCCGCGTTTCTCATAGCCTTCAACTGCTTAGCCTCTTGTAATAATTTTTCAACATTTAGGTTACCGTTGCGGAACTTTTTCATAATTGCATTTTGGTTTACCTGATTGAGACCTATCTCACCCAAGCGTGTATTAAGCTTCACACGGAGATTCTCAACGTTTCCAGACATCCGGGACTTTTCCAGGTTTAGGGCTTCCTTCTTTAGAGTATTCACGTTAACATCATCATTCTTGAAACGCTTCACAAACTGATTTTTGTTAGCTTGGTTGATTTTGAGGGGTGTGAGAAATGAAAGAAGATTTTGAGCCATGATGGCTTTCTTCTCATCAATCCTCTTCTTAATTAGTTTTTCAGCCATATTTTTCATAGAGTTTGTGGTTGTATTTTGACTTACCGATTTAACAAGATCCTCCTTGTCCTTATCACTCAATTTGTTGTAATCTTTGAGAAGATTCTTAAACTCCTGTCTCTTCTTGTTAAGAACACGATTAACCTCATTGGATATCAATTTCTTAATTTCCAATATCAAATTATCAACATTGGAGTTACCTCTTCGAGCTCTCGCTAAGAAAGCATTTTTGTCTTCCTGGCTAAGTTGAGTAGTTGCTAAAAACATAGCCATCTTCTCCTCATTACTCCTTTCTATGTTAGCTCCTTCATCAGCCTTCATCTGAGCTTCAACCCTTAGTTGTTGGAGATCATCTACAGCCATACGCTGTTTGATGTATTCACTCTCTATTGGGAGTAGTTTAAGACCATCTATGAAAGCGAGGAATCTTTTTTCCTCTTCTAATGCTTGTCCGGCTTCAGCAACTACCACCTTTTTCGCGACCCCTCCAAGTTCTAACTTTTCTAAAAACTTCTTCTCACGTCTGAGACCCATCTGTTTAATTTTTGCAACTGCGTTTTGTACGGTTAAATCTCCATTTGGAAGTGTAGTTGGGACTGGTTTAAGATTGTTCTTGGTAGGTAAAGCTGGACCCTGGGGTGGACCCACAGTGGGTTCCGGTCCGCCGTTATTTTTATAGTAGCCTAATCCCTTGTTGCCGGTTTTAAAAGCATAACCCTTCTTCTCACCACTAAACTTTTTGGTGGGAATATAGTTCTTTTTGCCAAAAAGACCTCCAAGAAAACTGGGCTTCTTGTTCACTCCAACGTTTACTGGAGCGTTATTTCTCCTCACCTGTGCAACAATAGGTTCGCGGACAGCGCGTTGATTACCACCTAAAAAGGCGGGTTTTCTTCCCTGTTTAAACACATTCTTGTTGTTAAGAGTCGTGTTCCTCCTAAACACGTTAGGTCGGGCACCATTGGAAGCACGAGGGCTGTTGTTGAAATTTGTCCGTGCGCGTTCCGTGAATCCGTTGTTCCTATTGGTGTTCAAACCGTTGTTCCTATTGACGTTCAAACCGTTGTTCCTATTGACGTTCAAACCGTTGTTCCTATTGACGTTCAAACCGTTGTTCCTATTGACGTTCAAACCGTTGTTCCTATTGGTGTTCAAACCGTTGTTCCTATTGACGTTCAAACCGTTGTTCACTAAGTTAGTATTGTTAACATTGTTCACTGCTGTGTTGGTACTGGCATTCACTGCTGTGTATTTGTTAACAGTTACACGAGACTTCCTGGCAAACTTGACAGGTTCATGTACTTTCATGTAACGCAGACGCTTACCGATTGCGGTAACAATCTGAGTTTTAGTCATTTGATCAACATTCTTAAGATCAACCTTACGCGCAATCCTTTTGAGGTCTGTGCGCTTTGTGGTAGAATCAAAGAGTAACTCATAATCATTTGGCTTTAAAGGTGACTTCTTATCCACCAGATAAGTACGACTGGAGTTCATGACTAAAGGGGGTAAGGGTAACTTACCTCCCTGGATATCCTCGTACGCCTGACATATTTCATCTTTTGTTAACTTAACATCTACTCCGATGTTCGTTTTGATCAGCTGGCGGAGATTTGCTATATCCGCGTTTGGATCACACGCATCCATTATATATATTAAGTTAACAAAAAAGTGTAACGAATTATTTTATAGTTTTATATCCTAAATTATATAGTTTAATTTTATCTTCATACGACATATTGAAATCAAATACATTAGTTTCACCGATGTCAATTTCAATCAAGTTTACATCCTTATTATGTTCACGTCTATTTACAATAGTTGCACGAACGAGGGACTCTACAAACTGTCTTGGTGTGTTTATTTCTTCTTGGTAAATCTTATCCATTTTTAATTTAACACATGTAATTTCATATGGCTTTTTATCTAAAAATGGTGAGAGGGGGTATATTTCCTGTGTACCACCGTCAACGTATGTTTTACCTTCATATTTACCACATGCAAATATAAGAGGTATAGCCATACTCATACACACAGCGTCAATTACTTTCATTTTAGGGTGAGTATCACGTGAAAAATACTCCGTTGTTGAAGTATTTAAACAGTACGCTGAAATGTATATTTTCATATCTAATTCTTCAAATGTAGGGTCACACCCACACAATTCGACCATTTTGTCACGTATAGGATCTAAATCAACAAATCCAAATTTGGTAAAGAAGGAGCCTATACGTATTTTAACAAATTCGGGGATATTGAATGTGAGTGAGATATTTAGTATTTCATCGATAGATACCCCCAATGCTAAAAATAAAGCTATAATTGAACCAGCTGATGATCCGGAAATCTCCTTCACATCTACTAATTTAGATTCAAGTCCTTTTAAGACTCCAATCATTGAGAATATTCCCATTGAAGCGGGACCCAAAACAAGGTACTTCATTCTCCTACTTAGTAGAACTGAGGAAATTGCTTGCGAAGTAACGCGAACACCACAGCGAACACAACCGCGTGAGTCACAGCGGCAGGAATGCTGGTCTGTCCCGACTTGAAGACACCGCCCGAGCCAGGAGGGAGGGTAAGAAGAAGACCTGGGGAGAGGGCGATGAAGAGAGCGGTGGTCACGAGAAGATCGGTCTTGGTGAGCACGAGACCCATCGCGCGAGCAACGAGGCTGAACACAAGGAAGAACACGAGCGCGTGAAACATAACGGTCATCTGATTGGTCTTGCCGTTCATAAACTTCACGTTTTTGCCCGCGGTAGTCACGAGAATACCGGGGCTTAGAGCCAAAAAAAGGGCGGCGGGGAGGGCAACTTTTTGCGAGGTGATATCGGGGAGGAACATTTAATATATATGCATATAATTTTTGACGAAATGAGTAAAGTTATTAAACGTAGCACCTCTCATCATTTCTTCATGAAGACCATTTTCATTAATAGCACGCCTGAGATTTCTCCAAATGTGGGAAAGTCTCTCTTCATACCACCCGGTCTGTTCTTCGTATTCCCAAATAGTGCGTTCTGGGTGAGGCATATGCTCTGTAGAACAAAACTCTACAAAATCACAAAACTTCCCTGAGTGATTCATTTGAGCATCGTATGTCAATGTGTCAATCATATTCCACATGTATCGTAGTTCATCTGAATATTGGACTTCCCAGTCTTCAATATTAAGAGGAGTGTCGTCGTTGTATTCGTCGTCGTCACTACCACCGACAACATCGTTGTAAGCGGTAGCTTCGTATACGTATTGGCTCCAAACCATGGTTATTACTTATCTTCTTTAGGAGGTTTATCTTTTATACCGGTTAACGAAATAGAAGTGGACTCTTTGGTCTTTAGACCATCCTGGATGGCGTTTAAAGCACCCTCTACTTTGGCTTCATCTCCACCGAAAAATTTAAGAAGTCCATCCTTGATAGCATCCTTATTGATTCCAGACTTTCGGACACTCTTACGAATGCTAATCTTCCCCTTCCTGAGGTTAATGGTATCGATACCCTGAGAAATCATATGCTTCTTCACAGACTCCTTCAGTCTCTTTTCCTCTTGATTTAGGATTTTGATATCAGATTTTGCTTCAGAAAGTTGTTTTGTGAGATCTACAAGCTTGGAGACGCTCTCAGAAAGTTCACTTGGTACTGACATATTTATTATATAATTATAAAATCTAATCTTTAAGCGCTCTTAGTTGAGAGGGCGCATCATAGTATCAGGGACAATGGTGGAGTTGTTCCAAACGAAAGGATCCTTGTTGTTAGGGGGCTCAGCGCGGATCTGCTGGTTAGCGTTCCTTAGGGCACCACCAACAGTCTCGGGGAAACCAATCTGAGCACGGGGTTCAA